AAAGGTTAATTATGACTAGTAGAAGTACTTTAGTAGCGCGCAGATTATCTAAAGCGATAAAGAACGATGTGTTTACTGTCGATGGACAAATTGCATCAGCAGGAGTAAGCGCCAATCAATATGGTTCTTTGGCGGCTTTACCTCTTACTGGTATTGCTGCTGGTACTAAAGCTTTTGTAGAAGACTCTGATAGACTCTATATTTCAAACGGCACAGGCTGGTACAGTATTGCTCTTACTAACGCTAGTCCGTCTATTAGCAGCGCAGGTGATACAACTTATGCCATGAGTTACGGTTCGCCTATTACAATCTCTATAGATGCTATAGATTCAGATCAAACACCTCTTATATATAGTTTTAGTGAAACTGGTTTAGGATCATTAGCTACTGTAAGCAATGACTCATCTGAATTCACTATAGCTCCTACTAGCAATTATGCATTGGAAGGATCTTTTGATCTTACCTTTACCGCTAGTGACGGTATAAACACTGCAACTAGCTCTAGCTCGGCATTTACATTAGTAAATCAGGCACCATCATTATCTGGTACAGGCAATACGTATGCGCTAGCTAGCGATGGCACCACAACTACTAGTGTTACGTTAACTGGGTCTGACCCTGAAGGGCAAAATCTTATATGGTCTGCTTCCGGAGATGCTGGATTTAATTATATAGCTACAGTAAGTAATGTTGGTAATGTATTTACTATTACTCCTAAAAGTAGCGCTAATGCTCCTGGCGGCGGTAGCGGATCTTTGACGTTTACAGTATCAGATGGTGTAAAAAGTACTACAGGAAGCTCATCTTTTACTTTAGTATTTTTAGCTGATTGGTCTTCTTCTACATTAGAGTCTACGACAAACACTCCTGCCGGAAATGAAACAAAGGGATTAGGTAGTTTTTTTAGTATAGATAATGACGGAGAAAAAATAGCTGCTTCAATACCTGGTAATTCAGTAGATTTTAGTGGTAATTACATTGGTGGTAGCTATACTGCTAAAGCCGGAACCTTATGGTTTTATAACCGTTCAGGTTTTACTGTAAGTACGCAAACAAATGGATATTTCTCTAATGATGTAGCTAATGACCAATATGGTAAAGCTAATGCTGTTTCTGGGGATGGTAACTGGGCGGCAGTAACTGCCAGAAATGAAGTAGACGTAGATTTTTATAAGTGGAGTAGTGGCGCCTGGTCCTTACAACAAAGCCTAAACATCACAAATTCAGCCGGCACCTTTGGTAGGTGTATAGTATTAGATGAAGATGCCTCAATAGGGTTAGTTTCTGAAAGGGCTGGTACTAATAAAAGAGGCGCAGTGTGGATCTTAAGGCGAAGCTCAAACACGTGGAGTTACGAATCTACAAATATCACAAGTAATAGTTCTTCAAATAACTTTAGTTTCGGTTGCACTAGTCCTAGATTTGTTTATCCTGGAATGGAACCTTATTTAACCGATGATAAGTCTGATATAGAAGGTGAACGCTGTATGGCAATATCACGAGACGGTAATTATGCTGTTATAGGAGAGTTTAGGACAAACAGCGGAGTAGCTGGTAATGGCGCGATTCATATAGTTAGTTTAGGGTCATCTTCAGGATATACGCACTTGCAACGTATAGATAGCCCTTCAAGCAGAGCATATAGCCATTTCGGAGGAGCTGTAGCTATAAGTAGTGATGGTACTTGGATAGCAACCAGTGAAGCTGGTTGGGATAGCATGTCTGGAAATGATTCTGGTCACGTATATATTTACAAAAAAGGAGCTGGTAATAGCTGGAGTTTAGCTGATACACTAACTAAGTCTGCAGGATATTTTGATGGATTTGGACAAGCATTAGATTTAGATGGTGATGGGAATACTTTAGCTATAGGAGCAGCTGATTATGATAACGGTAGTAATAACTCTGAGGGAAAAGTTTACATATATAGTAGAGATAATAGCGCAGGTAGCAGTTGGACTGAAGAATCTACTATATCGTCACCCTCTGCGGCTAACTTTGGATTTTTTGGTTACGCCTTAAAACTTACTAAAGATGGCACCAGATTGTTTGTCGGGCAGCCAATATCAGCTGGACCGTCAGGTTATACCCACGGCGGGGCTTTTTATGTATATCAATCTAATTAAGGAACAAATTATGAGTATTGAAGATTTAATTAATAATGTAGTTGACCAGGACTTTGCGAAAGCAGGTCCCACGTTTCACGAGTTAATGCAAGATAGAATGAATGATGCATTAGAGCAAGAAAAGATTGCAGTGGCAGGTCAGATCTTTAATGGTGAAGAACCAGAAGAAGAAGTTGAAATGGAAGCTGAAACTGATGATATCGATGTAGATGATGTTACTGATGAAGAGATTGAAGATGCTATCGATGAATTAGAGCTAGAAGAAGTAGAATAATTTTTTATTATAAATAAACTCAAAGGATTTAAACTAATGAACTTTAGTCAACTTCGTGAAAAAATGTCTAAGGGTATGCCACCAGGTGAGCATGCTTATGATAAGAAAATAAGCGGAGTGACTCTAATGATTCACAAAGAGAAGGGTAAATTTGTTACCTATATCGACGGTGAAAGGTTAGATGCATATCGTACTCAGCGTGAAGCTGAGAAGATGGGTAGAGAGTTTATTAAGCAAGCTAAGGGCAATTAGATGAAACTGATTACAGAATATACTGAAACAGATGTACAATGTATCGTCGAAGCAAAAGAAGACGGTAAAAAAGACTATATCATCGAAGGTGTATTCGCCCAAGCAGAATCAAAGAATAGAAATGGCAGAATTTATCCAAAGCCAATCATGGAAAAGGCCGTAGATAAATATGTCAAAGAACAGGTTAATGCTAAGAGAGCAGTAGGTGAATTAAACCATCCAGATGGTCCTACTGTTAACTTAGATAAAGTATCTCATCTTATTACCGATCTCAAAATGGAGGGAAGTGATGTGATGGGTAAGGCACGTATATTGGATACTCCAATGGGTCAGATTGTCAAAGGTCTTCTCGAAGGTGGTGTTCAACTAGGTGTCTCAACTCGTGGTATGGGTAGCCTTGAGCAGCGGAATGGTACCGCTTATGTCAAGGATGACTTTATTCTTAATACGGTTGATATCGTACAAGATCCATCTGCACCGAACGCTTTTGTTAATGGAGTTATGGAAGGTGTCGAATGGGTCTGGAATAATGGAATCATTGAAGCTCAAGAAATTGAAAAAATAGAGACTGAAATTAAGCGTGCTCCGCGTGCGGACCTTTATGAGGTTCAAACTCGCGAGTTTAAGAATTTCCTCTCGTTATTGAAATCTAACTTATAAGGAGTCAAATATGACTGATCAAGTAGAAAATCAGGATATTGAGCTCGACGAGGGAATCGAAGAAGCTCACGATCCAAAGAATGCGGAACAGCAATCTGTTGCAGCTACGGATAAAGCTGGTGAAGCCACTAAAAAAGCGCCGACGCGCAAAGGTGACAACACCAAGCAAGATCCTATGCCAAAAACTAAAGCTGGTCTGATCACTGCAATGAACAACCGTATGGCTGGCATGGACAAAATGGCCTTGACAGCGATGTATAAAATGGAAGAAGTAGAAGCTGATGAATCTTCTACTGTGATGGTTGAAGCTCCAGAAGTAGAATTTTCCTACTCAAATGAGCTTGATGCATTGGTCGAATCTGAGGCAACTCTTTCAGAAGAGTTTAAAGCCAAAACAGCTTTGATCTTTGAAGCAGCAGTAAAAGCAAAACTTTCAGAAGAAGTCGATCGTTTAGAAGAAGCATATAAAACCGAATTAGCGGAAGAAGTTGCTTCAACTAAAGAAGACCTCGTAGAGAAAGTAGATAGCTACCTCAACTATGTTGTTGAGAATTGGATGGAAGAAAACAAATTAGCTGTACAAGCTGGTTTGCGTACTGAAATCGCAGAAGGCTTTATGAGCAAGATGAAAGATCTGTTCGTAGAATCTTATGTAGAAGTACCAGAATCCAAAGTCGACCTGGTTGACGAATTGGCACAAGCTAATGAAGAGCTCGAAGAGTCCTTCAATGACGCTATGTCAAAAGCAATGAAGCTTGCAGAAGAAGTAGAATCATTTAAACGTGATGCGGTTATTCGTGAAGCGTCTAAAGATCTTGCTGAAACTCAAGTAGAAAAGCTAACATCATTTGTCGAAAATATTGATTTCGAAGATGCAGACACTTTCGCTGAGAAAGTAAAAATCATCAAAGAAACTCATTTCGCAAAGAAAACAGCTGAGTCTTCAATTGTTGAAGATACTGAAATGGACACAGATGAGTCCGTAGAAGTTTCTGGAGCAATGGCTCAGTACCTCGAAGCACTTAGAAAATCAAATCGATAAGGAGATCCTATAATGGATACATATGATCGTCTCGTAGAGAAATGGTCTCCGGTTCTTAATGAAGAATCAGCAGGCAAAATCGGCGACAGCCACAAAAAAGCAGTAACAGCTGTTATCCTAGAAAACACAGAAAAAGCTCTTGCAGAGCAGTCAAACCAAGAGCAAGGTTTCTTGGCAGAAGCTGGTACAACAACTGCTAGTGTTGCTAACTGGAACCCAGTACTAATCTCATTGGTACGTCGTGCTATGCCAAACTTGATGGCTTATGACGTATGTGGTGTACAGCCAATGTCAGGTCCAACAGGCTTGATCTTCGCAATGAAGTCAAAGTACAAAAACACAAAATCAGGTGTCACTAACGGTGATGAAGCATTGTTCAACGAAGCAGCATTTAACTATGCTGGTGACTCAGGTACAGTTGCAATGGGCGCTTCACCCTCAGGTCTAGCTGGTGTTACAGATGCAGCTGCTGACAGTTCTATCGACAATGACCGTGTTGATCCTTTGGCAGGTTTGGATCTTTATTCAACTGCAGAAGCTGAAGGTCTGGGCGCTGCTGGTGGTCAACAGTTTGCTGAAATGGGTTTCACCATTGAAAAAGCAACTGTAACAGCTAAGTCACGTGCATTGAAAGCAGAGTACACACTCGAGCTTGCACAAGACTTGAAAGCTATCCACGGTCTTGATGCAGAATCAGAGCTGTCAAACATCTTGTCAACCGAGATCATGGCAGAAATCAACCGTGAAGTTGTACGTACAATCAACAGCCAAGCTAAAACTGGTGCTGGTACAGCTAACACAGCTATCAATGGTATCTTCAATCTGGCAACAGATGCAGATGGTCGTTGGTCAGTTGAGAAGTTCAAAGGTCTGCACGTTCAGCTAGAGCGTGAAGCTAACCAAATCGCGAAAGATACACGTCGCGGTAAAGGTAACATCATGATCTGTTCATCAGATGTTGCTTCAGCGTTGGCTGCTTCAGGTTCTTTGGATTATGCTCCAGCATTGTCAACAAACTTGAATGTAGATGACACAGGAAACACATTCGCAGGTGTACTGAATGGTCGTATGAGAGTATACATCGATCCATATGCAACTGCTGATTACATCACAGTAGGTTATAAGGGTACTAACCCATATGACGCTGGTGTATTCTATTGCCCATACGTACCGCTAACTATGGTACGTGCAGTTGGTGAGAATGACTTCCAGCCACGTATCGGGTTCAAAACTCGTTATGGCATGGTTTCAAACCCATTCGTAGATACAGCCAACGTTGCAAACCGTGACGGTCTGGCTACTGCGAAAACCAACCAGTACTACAGAATCTTCCGCGTAGACAACATCTTAACATAAGAATTAAGAGTTCGGAAACAACTAGGGCCGCTCACGCGGCCCTTTTTTTATGTCTAGTATGTGAAACCTTTTCTCTCTAAGACTTTTAGAGGAGAGCTATCAATATCATTTCCGCTTCTCATCTCTACATATTCTTCAACAGTAAAGTTTTTTATTAAGAACCTTTTAAACGCTCCCATTTTAATAGGGCTATTGCTATACTTAAAGCGAGCAATAAATAATTCTTTAGCCATACCTACACGTGAAGGATGACAATTAGGAGCTACTTGATCCCATGTTGGTTGACCTTCGTAGGTACCTGTATACTCAAGATATCCACCGTGGTAAGTAAACTTAGATTTATCAAACTTAGTCATATTATATCTCCTTCTTATACATTAGTTATATACTCTTTTTGAACTAAGTGCAACTGTTTTCTGCAGAAAAGGCTAAAAAAGAAACATATAAATACAAGTAGTTAGAATTTTTAGGAAATATTATGCCTGATTTAAATACAAATATTACTGTAGATGTAGATACCTCTCTCACAGGTACTACTACAGGTTTAAATAACCTTAATTACCTACAACCTTCTGCCTTTAAATTAACTATTGATCGAAAGCATTTTGCTAATTTAGAATTCTTTTGTCAGACAGTCTTACATCCATCCTTATCTGTAAATGCTCTGGAAGTTCCTTACAGAAACATATCTTCAATTGCCTTTGCTGGAGATAAGTTGACTTTTACCGAACTAACATGTATAATTATAGTTGATGAAAATCTAAATTCTTATACTGAAATGTACAACTGGATGAATAGAATAGTGCAAACAGCAGAAACTAGACCGTTAGGTAGAACTGCTACTCTGCCTCCAACTTACTCTGATATGACTCTATCTATTTTATCAAGTCATAATAATACAACTAGAAAAATCAGATACACAGATTGTATACCTACCAGTCTTGGAGACATGTCTCTTGAATCAACTGGTGGTGATATTCAGTATATTACGTTTCCAGCGACATTTAGATTTACTACTTTTGAACTAAGCTAAATACTGTTATAGATTATGAGGATATATTATGGACTTGAAATACATTCTAGAAGAATGGGCGAAGGATAGTGTTATTGAGAGAACAGCTTTAGATGAGACATCAAGAGCAACTCCTTCATTACATGCCAAGTACTTACAATGGTTAGCAGAAGCTAAACTAGCCAAGAAGCGCGCTGAGTTCAAGCAAAAAACTTTACTTAAGAAAAAATGGTTATACTATAACGGTAAGATGGATCGCGAGTCTATCGAAGCTTTAGGTTGGGAGCCAGATCCTTTTGATGGTCTTAAGATTATGAAAGGTGAGATGGACTACTATTATGATAGTGATCCAGAGATTCAGCAGAGTGAAGAGAAAGTTCAGTACTGGAAAACCATTATAGATACTCTTACAGAGATAGTAAATAATCTTAACTGGCGTCATCAGACGATTAGTAACATTATACGATGGAAGCAATTTGAAGCAGGTAACTAATGTTTAACCACGTCGATCATGGTATCGTCCTACCTAAAATGACAAGAAAGACTACGGAGAAAGGTCGTAAGTATTTTACCCCTGAAGGTAATGCTTATCCTTCTATTACTACAGTCTTAAGCATTTTAAGTAAGGATAGTATCATCAAATGGCGTAAGCGTGTTGGTGAAGAAGAAGCTAATAAAATATCTCATCAAGCTGCTACAAGAGGTACCTCGGTACATAAGTTAGCAGAGGACTATTTAGATAACGTAGACGATTGGGATAGCAAGGCTATGCCTAATAATCTCTATACATTTAGCCATCTTAAAGAGATTATAGATAAACGAGTAAATAATATATGGTTTCAGGAAGAGTTTCTTTACAGTGATAAACTTAAATGTGCAGGTCAGGTAGACTGTATTGCCGAGTTTGACGGAGAGCTATCCATTATAGATTTTAAGACAGCTCGTAAACCTAAGAAGGTAGAGTGGATTACCAACTACTTTATACAAGCATCATTTTATGCTGCAGCCTTCTATGAGAGAACAGGGGTTCCTATCAAGCAAGGGGTTATTCTTATAACTGTTGATCATAGTGAACCTCAAATCTTTACAGTAAACACACATGATTATCTACCACTATTTCTTGATGTAAGAAGAAAATATAATGGCTGAATTTGTTGTACGTTTAAAAGA